ACTCTTGCGAAGCCAAAGCAGAGCCAAACGCCTCGGCGAGCGTGTCGATAACAGAAACGCCCCAGTAGCCGTTGTGACTCAGGCTCTTAATGTGAATGACGTTCTCCGGCAGTAACGGCCTAATCTCACCGCCGACGTTTACCCAGTAGCGTACCGTATCGCCCTGCTGCGGTGATGCGTCGGCTGGCAGTTGCACACCCTGGCGGAAAATGGCCATGCCCCATTTACCTGGTACAAACGGGATTAGCTCCCGAATTTTCATTGACGTGTAGCGGTCGATATAGCCGCCGCCGTTGCCATGTAACATTGCATGAGCCGTCAATGTCTTGCGGAAGATTCCGGCACTCATCAGGCGATTAGCCCTCCGTGTTACAGTCCGCCATGACGGATGGTTTTTGTCCCGCTCCTTGTCGTCATCGGGAAGTCGCCTATATATCAGCGGACGTACTTTCATCACCGCATTAGAAATGATGTTCACACCGCGCACGACAGCCGGCAATCCCAGCACCGTCTCACCGTCAACCTTGACGCCAGCCTTAGCACGGTTGCCCAACCCCAGCATCTTGACGATGGCCGGGTCACGCGGATTCAATGGATCCAAACTTGTAGCCGCAAACAGGGTTGAGAAATTTCCCGCAATCATTGTTTAGCCCCTGCTTTCTGTTCCTGTATCCGGCGACGAAAACCGCCGATCCCATTCAGCACCAATGCCGCCCCTAACGAGGCCCACCCCAACGATGGCGCAACTTGCCACGATGCCCACACGAGGCAAGCCAGCCCGACGAAAACCGAAAGATCGTTAATCATACAAACATCACCGTTCCAGTGGCCTGCGATTCAGGTTGGACGGTCTGCAAGACATGGATCGCATTCAGTAGCGCCACAATGCCGTCGATCTTGTGCGCCCCCTTGCCCTTCACCGGGCGAACATTGCCGTTCTCGTCAATCTTCGCCACGGCATTCTCTGCCATCCACTCCAGAATCGGATCGCCGCCGTGATCGAGGCTGTGGCCGAGTATCTGCCGCTCCAGTTCCTTCGCAGGTCCGCTCAGCGATGAGTAGCCCTGCCGTACCTCAATCATCTGGTAGCCCTCGCCGTCGAGATCCTGCCGCAACTGCTCCATATTCCACGGGTCAAAGCCTACGCATTGCACGCCATACCGCAGCGAGTCCTGCTTGATGCGTGCGTGGATATAGCTATGCTCGATGCGCCGCCCGTTTATCAGCGTCAACCAGCCGTCTTTCACCCACTGGGCGATTGGCAAATTGGCGACTCGCGCATATTCGTCCGCCTTTTCCTGCGGTAGCCAGTAGTGGCCACGGCAACGAATCCCGTTCTCGCTTCGCTGGACTAGCAGCCAAGCGGTAAAGTCGGAGACGGCAGACAGGTCGAGCCCACCAAACACCGGCAGCTCGTCACTCAAGTCGCCGGGGATAAGATCGCACTTCCGCCAGTGATCCATTTGCAGCCAGCGAATCTCTTGCGAGGTCCACTGATTCAAGTGCAATCGACGGAAGGTATTTTCGTACGCCGGATTTTGCTTTGCCTTTTCGCACTCGCGTTCGATGTACTCCAGCGACACGCTAACGCCCAGATTCGGATTGGCTTTCTTCCAAATCTCCGGCGAGGTCCAATCGTCGGTTTCTTCCGCTTCGTAAACCACCGGCAAGAATGTTTCATCGTCTATTTTTCCGTCGCGTACTTGCTTGGCGTAAGTGTACTTTTCGTAGCAGATTGACAGCCGGTCGTAGCCCGCCGTGGTGATGTAGAGTTCCAACGGCTGCGCCCGTGCGCCAGTCGAGGTGTGCAGCACGTCGTGGAACTCACGGCCCGGCCAGGCGTGCAACTCATCGCCTACCATAAAGTGCGTGTTGAACCCGTGCGAACCGCCCTCGTTCGCTGGGATGGCACGCAGAAAACTGTCGCCGTATATCACACGCTTTACGCTGTCGCGTATCTTGCACCGCTTGGCGAGGCTCGACTTACGTATCATCGTGGCGGCGGTGTTAAACACCAGCGATGCTTGGTCCTTGTCGCTCGCCGCACAGTAGCACTCTGCACCGGCTTCCGCATCGCAGAACAGAACGTAGGCAGTGAGCCCTGCAATCCACGTGCTCTTGCCATTCTTGCGAGGCACGAAGATAGCAACCTGACGATAACGCCGCGATCCGTCTGGCCGCTTCCAGCCGAACATCGTCCGCACTACATCGGCTTGCCATTGTTCTAATTGGAATGGCTCGCCGGCACGTAGCCCGGTCGTGAACTTCAGCACGCGCGGAAAGAACTGCACCGCCTTCTCTGCCGCCTCGGCGTCGTACGTACAATCGCCGGCAGTCGCTACCGGGTTGTAGCCTGCAATTTTTCTCGGCGGTTGGCGTGCGTCCATAAACATTAAGCTATAAACTCGGCTGCGGGGTCAAAGTCTTGCGGCGACACCTCGCCAAGCTTTGCACGGTCGCTAGGCGTCATACCAAACTTGGCAAGCAGCTTCTCCGCTGCGTTGTGATAACCAAGGAACGAACATCGAATGTCTTTGTCTACCGGCCTGCGATTGGCCATCGCCAGCGTGCGGGAACGCAGGCTCCAAAGTTGACATAATGCGGCGAGTGCCGTCGCGTCGGATTCACTCAGGTAGTTTTTCTGCTGCGAGACAACGTGCTCCCACAGTTCGCGGCCCACATCATCCAGCCCGCCTGGCATGCGTGGCGCACCAGTCGCCGTGGCCATCGCCTGCGAAGGTTGGCCGTGTCGATCCTCCCGGTAGTCGCCCTCCAAGAGCTTCAGTTTCAGCGGTTTTTTTGGTCTGCCTGCCATGTTAAAATCCACAACTTTGATGTGCTATCGACCAGCCGTTGCTATTTTT